GGGAGAGAAAGGCGATCCGGGTGACTCCGTTCTCACTGACACGGGAACCCAGATATACCCTCCCATCGACCGCCGTTTCGGGGTTGGGACACAGAATCCTCGATCAGCGTTGGAAGTGGAGGGCAACCACAGCATCGTAGCTGCTAACGGCTCGCCTACGCTGGCCTATAATGTTTACTACGGTGCCGGGGCTTGGCGTCATGCCAAAGATGGAAGCTACGGTGCCGTTATCCACGCAAGACCAGAGGGCGGCGTTAGGTTCCAAGTCGTTCAATCCACGGGAGACGAAGGCGACCCGGCTGATCTTTATATCGCCGGCCTGATAGACGCAGCGGGCAATTGGTCCCTATCCAACAACGTCCCTCCCAAGACGAAGCTTGACGTGAACGGCCACCAGCTTATCCGCGGCGGGTCTCGTTTGGTCTTCTATGATTACACTAACAACGGCGACCACGGCGGTTTCATTGCGCAGGGGTCTGGCGGGGATACCTTCGACATCGTATCCGGCATTAACTCCGCCAACGGCCTCGGCGCGGGTGGTCTCGGGTTCGGCGTTTCTTCCGGCAGCACATGGGCACGCCGTGCCCGTCTGACATACAACGAGTTTCGCCCGGAGAATCTGGTTGGCCTCAACCTCGGCACCAGCACAAACAGGTTCTACAGCGGCTACATCGATAACCTCGTCATGCGTCCGTCCGCGTCCGCTTACTTCTCGGACGTGAACGAGACGCGGTTCGAGCAGCCGAACGATCGTAACTTCACGGTTAAACGCAACAGCGCCACGGGCGTGGAGCGGAGCATCCGCTTGCCGCTCTCGCGTGGCACCGACACGGTGCTGGAGCCAAGCCTGCTCTACTACGACATCCCGCCTGACGGCTCGTCGGCTCTGAACCCGGCGTTCACGGACATGGCCAACGAGTACGGCTTCGTCCGCGTGCCTGCCGGCAGGTTCCTAGTGAACAGCGGCACCTTGTCGGTGCCGTTCGAGTTCGAGCCGGGAGGCGTGCTAGAGGTTGCCTCCGGGCAAACATGGACGTTCAACGGGCCGATCCGCGCCCCCCGGCAGCAAATATTCGACGGCGCCGGCACTCTCGTCGTCCGTGGGCAGCATTCCGAGTATGTCTGCCCCGAATGGTGGGGGGCTGTGGGCGACGGCGTGGCCGACGACACGGCAGCACTACAGGCGGCGGTGGACGCCATCGCCCAAGGCGGAACCGTGCTGCTCGGCAGCGATGCGGTGTACAGCGTCACGAACCTGCGACTGCCGAACTGTGACAGCGCGAAGCCGAACGAGAGCGTCCCGTACCAGTGGATCAAGGGACAAGGCCGCTCCGTGATCCGCGCACGCCCCGGCGGTGATGCCGAGTATCTGGTGGCTGACGACCGCTGGGTTACGAACAGCGCGTTCGAGACCAAGGGCTGGGGCCTGCAAGATGTCATCTTCGACGCTAACGACACCAAGCAGCACGCGCTGATCGCTCGCTGGTATCAGTCGCGGGTTGAACGCTGCCATTTCAGGGGCGGTAGCAACAGCGGCTACACGATCACGCGCAGGGCCAAGGACAACACCACGGTCAGCCCTTCGTTCATGTCCGACAACAAGGTCATAAACTGCCATTTCTTCTCCACCGGCTTCTATGGCTTCCGTACCGTTGGCTCCACGGACGCAGTGCCGCAGGGTCCGACAGACGGCTGGATTGTGGACTGCAATTTCCACGGCGATGGCTGCGAGTGGAACATCTACCTCGCGGTCGGCGGCGGCTGGATCATACAAGGTAACCACACCTTCGACCCGGACCCGGCCAACCTCGGCGACCTCTACATTCACAACGTGGAGAACATCGGCTCGCTGTCCGGCAACGTCTTCGAGAACGATGTCACGTTCAACCAGCCGAGCGGCACGACCAACCCGGCCGTCATCGGCCCCGGCAACTGCTACTGGCGGAACGTGAACTGCAACTGGCCCACAGGCACGACCGAGCGGTCCTATGTGCTCATCGGCGAGAAGTTCACGCGGACCAGCATCGCACCGGCCGGGCAGGGCCAGTTGAACGTGGGCACCAGTTCCGTCACGGCTCGCCGGGTGACAGCCATCGGCTGTTCGTTCGACAACCCGGTGCCCTTCGTGCAGCCGGCAACGGGTGGTATCGTCGAGTTGTGGGATTGCGTGGTCGCAGGCAAGCCGGTCGAGTTCATGAACAAGGCTGGCGGGCGTGTGTTCAGGGCACAGGACAACGCGGGCGTGATACAGGATCGCTGGCGGATCGACCCGGACGGCAAGTTCCGGCCCGTCACGCACGAGACCGTGGACATTGGCCAACCCGCCAACCGCGTCCGCGATGCGCACGTCCGCAACCTCATCGGCTATCCGCAAGTGGCTTGGAACCCGTACCAGAACGGACAGGTCATGATAACGCCGCTAAGCAACACGCAGGTGGCCATCCGGTATCGCGGAACCGATGGTATAAACCGACAGGCCACGCTCCCGTTGACGACCTATTCATGATCGACCTGAACCTCCCTGAAATACAGGAACTGATCCCGCACCTGACCGAGGATCAGCGCAGGGAAATGTTCGCCCTCCTCGAACGCGACAAGGCGCTGAACGTCTGGCGGCCGCTCCCCGGCCCGCAGACCACGGCGTTCTTGTCGCGTGCGGATGTAGTGGGCTACGGCGGCGCCGCCGGGGGAGGCAAGACGGACCTGATGCTCGGCAGCGCGCTGACATCGCACAAGGTCAGCTACATCCTGCGCCGCGAGGCCACGCAGATGCAGGGCATCTACAACCGGCTGTTCGATATCATGGGCGGGCGGCAGGGCTTCAACGGGGCCGACCGCAATTATCGCTCCCCGGACGGCCGGTTCATACGCTTCGGTTCCACGCCTCACCTCGGCGACGAGATGAACTTCCAAGGGCAGGCCCGCGACATGCTGGGGCTGGACGAGGCCAGCAACTTCCTTGAGGCGCAGGTGCGCTTCCTGATGGGCTGGGTTCGCACCACGGACCCCAACCAGTTTACGCAGACCATTCTGGCCTTCAACCCGCCCACGAGCGCGGACGGCCGGTGGATAGTCGATTACTTCGGGCCGTGGATAGACCGGAAGCATACCAACCCGGCATTGCCGGGCGAACTGCGTTGGTTCGTGACCGTGGACGGCGAAGAACTGGAATGGTTCGACGGCACGCCGTTCGAGTATGACGGCGAGACCATCATCCCGACCAGCCGCACGTTCATCCCGAGCCGCATCACCGACAACCCGTTCCTGATCGGCACGAACTACCTGGCGACCCTGCAAGCCATGCCCGAGCCGCTGCGCAGCCAGATGCTATACGGCGACTTCACCGCCGGCATGAAGGACGACATCTGGCAGGTGATCCCGACCGCGTGGGTTGAGGCCGCGCAGGACCGTTGGACGAAGCTGCAACCGCGCCCTCGGTTCGACAGTCTCGGCGTGGACGTGGCGCGTGGCGGCGATGACAGTACGATCATCGCCCGGTGCACGGACGACCTTTATTTCGACGAACTGCTAGAGTTCCCCGGCAAGGAAACCCCGGACGGCCCCACGGTAGCGGCGCTGTGCATCGCCTCGAACCCGACGCACGCACCGATACACATTGACGTGATCGGCGTAGGGGCCAGCCCGTATGACTTCCTGAAAGAGGCCCGGCAGCAAGTGCTCGGCGTCAACGTGGCCGAAGGCTCCACCGGCCGGGACAAGTCGGGAGCGCTCCGGTTCAAGAACCTGCGCAGCGAGTTGTGGTGGGCGTTCCGCGAACTGCTCGACCCGTCCAATGGCCTCAACGCCCGTCTGCCACCGAGCCGTGACTTGCTCGTCGAACTGACCTCGGCGAAGTGGGAGAAGAAGGGCGCGGAGATTTACGTTGAGAGCCGCGAGGAAATCATCAAACGGATCGGCCGCAGCCCGGACAGAGCCACGGCTGTGCTGCTCGCCGCGCTCCGCACGCCGCGTATGCTCCCCGGCATGAACGCGCTAGGTGAACACGCACAGTCACGGCGGTCCTATGATCCGCTTCAACGCTATCAGAAACGGAGACCCTGATATGTGCGATCCCATTTCCGCTGTCGTCGGTTCCGCTGCAATCGGCGCGGTATCGTCGGCGGTACAAGGCAGTAAGGCCCGCAAGGCACAGCGCCTCGCGCAGGAAGAAAACGAGCGTATCGCGGCCCGGCAGGCACAGCGCGCAGAGGAACAGTTCAATCGGGCCAACCAGAGGGAACCGGGTGTCGGGGCCATGTTCGAGCAGAACAGGCGCCGCAACCAAGGTGGCATCGGCTCCACCTTCCTGACTGGACCCTCCGGTGTAAACGCCCGCACGTTGCCGCTCGGCGGTGTTTCGCTGCTCGGCTCGTAACAAGGACATCAACCCATGGCCGTAGATCGGACAGACACCAGCCTAGCGGCACAGCGCAAGCGCGCGCTTCTGCGCTGGAAGACCCTCAAGCTGGAGCGCACCGGCCACGGCTGGGATGGCCACTGGAGGGAGATCGCGGACAACCTCATCCCCCGGCAGTCCCGCTTCCTCGTGGACGAGCGCAACAGGGGCGGGGACCGCAACCAGCACATCATCGATAGCGCGGGCACGATGTCCCTGCGCACGCTGACCGCTGGCATGATGGCGGGCATGACCAGCCCGGCCCGTCCGTGGATTAAGCTGGGCCTGCCCGACCCCGAACTGGCGGAATACCCGTCTGTGAAGGTCTGGCTCGATAAAGTAACCAAGCTGTTGCTGCGCATATTCCGCAAGTCGAACACATATAACATGTTCCACGGCATGTACCGGGAACTCGGTGCTTTCGGTACGGGGTTCAGCTTCATGGAAGCTAACTTCGATAATGTCGTTCACCACAACCTTATGACGGTCGGCCAGTACGCGCTGGGCACCGATAACAACGGGTTCGTGGACAAGGTGGGCCGCGAGTTCAAGCTGACGGTAGAGGAAGCCATCGACTGGTTCGGCTACCAGAACGTCAGCGCGGAGGCCCGTGCGGCTTACGACCAGTCGAACTACGGCTACGAGGTCAAGGTACTGCACATCGTGGAGCCGAACGGCGAGCGAGAGGCACGCCTGCGCGGCGTGGGCGGCATGGCCTACCGGTCGGCCTACTGGGATATGTCGCAGAACGAGCAGCAGGGCCAATTGCGGGTCGGCGGCTACCGCCGCTTCCCCGGTCTCGCGCCGCGCTGGGACGTTCTGTGGGGAGATACCTACGGCTCCAGCCCCGGCATGGAAGCCCTCGGCGATCTTATCCAGTTGCAGAACGATCAGTTCCGCAAAGACAAGGCCATGGACTATCAAGTGGACCCGCCGTTGCAGGTGCCTACCGGCCTGCGCGGACAGGGCGACTTCCTGCCGGGCGGTGTCAGCTACTACGATCCGGTTAACCCGCAAGGCGGTGTGCGCACCGCTTTTGAGGTCACGCTCGATCCTAGCCTGCTCCTGACGGATATTCAGGACGTGCGCGACCGCATCAACCGGGCGTTCTACGCTGACCTGTTCCTGATGATCGCGCAGGCCGACAAGAACATGACGGCCACAGAGGTCGCGGAGCGGCACGAGGAAAAGCTGCTCATGCTCGGCCCTGTGCTGGAGCGGCTGCACAACGAGTTGCTCTCGCCGCTGGTGAACTACACGTTCGACCGCTGCGTCGAGACCGGCATCCTGCCCCCGCCCCCGGAAGAACTGGACGGCGTGGAACTGGAGATCGAGTACATCTCCATGCTCGCGCAGGCGCAGCGCGCTGTCAGCGTGAACGCGACCGACCGGCTGCTTGGGCACATCGGCATGCTCGTTAACGTGGGCAAGCTGGACGCCATCGACAAGTTCGACGCGGACGCCTCCGTGGAGCGTTACGCGGACCAGCTTGGCGTCGATCCCGACCTGATCGTGGCGGGCGATGACGTGGCCCTGCTCCGGCAGCAGAGGGCGCAGGCACAGGCACAGGCACAGCAGGCAGCGGTAGCTGACCAGATGGCGGGAGCAGCGCAGAAGATGGGCAGCGTCCAGACCGGACCCGAACCCGGCGACAACGCTGCCAGCGACTTCATCGACCTGTTCAGCGGCTACAGCAGCGGAGAGGGGGCGCAGGGGTGAACACGCGGCGGCAGCGAGAGCGTACAGAGAAAGAGATAAGCGAGCGGGAAGATTACCGCTGGCTCATGTCCACGGCATCCGGCAGGCGTATCGTCTGGCAGTTGCTAAGCGAGGCAGGCGTGTTCCGAGGCAGCTACGCAGGCGAGCCGAACGACACGATCTTCCGGGAAGGACAGCGGGCCATCGGGCTTTCCCTACTCGGCAGGATCATGCGAGATTGCCGGGACGCTTTTCTGACTATGCTCCAAGAGCACGAGGACCGTACCGATGACTGACACAACCGCCGCCTCGACTGAAACCACGGAAAGCGAGACCTCGCTGCTTGGCGGCGCTGCCGCAGAGACCGAGACCGAGACCGAGACCGAGACCGAGACCGAGACCGAGACCGAGACCGAGACCGAGACCGAGACCGAGACCGAGACCGAGAGCGAGACCGAGAGCGAGACCGAGAGCGAGCAGTCCGAGGATGGCGCCCCGGACGAGTATGCCGACTTCGAGGTGCCCGAGGGTATCGAACTGAACGCAGAGGCCCTCGGCAGCTTCAAGGACATCGCCAAGGAACTGAACCTCTCGCAGGGCAACGCGCAGCGTCTCGTGGGCATCGCCTCTGACCTCGTGCAGGCACAGGCGGACGCCTACGAGAACGGCTGGAACGAACTGACCGAGGGATGGAAGGCCGAGACCCTCGCCGACAAGGAACTGGCGAACGGCAAGAGCCTGACGGCAGAGACCTCCACGGCAGTGGCGGCGGCGCGCGATGCCTTCGCCACTCCTGAACTTCTGAAAACCCTCGACGATATGCGACTTAGCAATCACCCCGAGGTCGTAAGGCTGTTCGCGAAGGTCGGAAAGGCGCTTTCAGAAGACAAGTTCGTATCACCGGGGAAACCTGTGAAGGTGACCTCGTTCTACGATCATCCGACCAGTAAGGCGGCGTCGGGCCGTTAATACAGAGGTTGCGGTCGGCCCGCGCTGTTTGGAAGGCTAAATCACGCGGCGGTTTGGGCCGTTACTACAGAGAAGGATCAGAACAATGCCTGTTCTCGCTACTACGCACCCCACGCTGCAAGACCACGCTCGCCGGCTCGACCCGGACGGCAAGGTCGATATGATCGTGGAACTGCTCAAGGAAACCAACGCGATCCTCGAAGACGAGGTGTTCCTTGAGGGCAACCTCCCTACCGGCCACCGCACCACGGTGCGCACCGGTATCCCGCAGCCTACTTGGCGCCGGCTGAACTACGGCGTCGTGCCTACCAAGAGCACGACCGCGCAGATCACCGCGACCACGGGCAACCTCGAAGCCTATGCAGAGGTGGACAAGGACATCGCGGACCTCAACGGCAACACCGATGCGTGGCGCCTGTCCGAGGATCGTGCGCACATCGAAGGTATGTCGCAGGAGATGGCGTCCACGCTCATCTACGGCAACGACCTCATCGACGAGGCCGAGTTCACCGGCTTCGCCGCGCACTACAATGACCTCTCCGCGCCGAGCGCCGACAACATCATCCAGTCGGCCAACAGCGGGCAGGCGTCGAATACCTCCATCTGGCTGGCGGTGTGGGGCCAGAATACGGTCCACGGCATCTTCCCGAAGGGTTCCTCGGCCGGTCTGTCCGTCACTGACAAGGGGCAGGTGACGCTCGACAGCGCACCAGCCGGTAACGGCGGTCGCATGGAGGCGTACCGGACGCACTACAAATGGCAGAACGGTCTCGTGGTCCGCGACTGGCGCTATGTCGTCCGCGTGCAGGTGGACGAGTCTGCACTCACGAAGGACGGCGCCAGCGGCCCTGACCTCGTGGACCTGCTCACCGACGCGGTGGAGCGTATTCCGTCCCTTAGCATGGGCCGGCCGGCGTTCTACGCGAACCGTAAGGTCACATCGTTCCTGCGCCGTCAAGCCAAGAATGGCACGAAGAACAGCACGCTGACCTTCGAGCAGATCATGAACGAAGACAACACCTCCGCTCGCCGTGACCTCTACTTCGACGGCATCCCGTTCCGCCGGGTTGACGCCATCCTGAACACCGAGGAAGCGGTAGCGTAAGCGGCCGCCCCTCGGTTCCTCTAACGGAGTAAGAATTATGATTGTGGATGGACTTCTGACCTTCGCGAACGGCACGGCAGTGGCGGGTTCGGCGGGGGCTACCGTCAACGTGGGCGATGTCATCGACTTGCAGGGTCTCGGCGGCTCGCCGGTGGGCGTCGGCGGTCAGCGCTCGGCCGGAGACGGCTTTCCGCTGTTCCTCGTCATCAAGACCGCGACGACCATCACGGCGGATGACGCTGGCACGCTGACGTTGCGGCTCGTCTCTGACGACACCGCCACGCCTTCGACCACGGCCGCGACGGTGCATTTCACCACGGGCGCCCTGCCTACCGACACTGCGTCCGTAGGCCCGCTCGAAGCCGGCGGTGTCATTGCCGTGGTAGCGCTCCCCCCGGAAGGCCCGGAATACAAGCGCTATCTCG